ATCATCTTTCCAAGCAATCGTACTATTTAATGGCATACCCTCAAGATTTGTTGGCCATGAAGTCGTCCAGCTTGTATCTGGAACAAAGTTAGTTTCAAAATCAGACTTAGTTTTAAAATCACAGACTAGCTTTTGACTTTTAGCTGTAGTTGTATCTGCTTCATCTGGATTACCAATTTCAAGGATTCCGTTTTGCCCAACAAAGGCTAAATAGCCTGTTTCAGATGTTGGAGTGACTTTAATTGTGGGATAGATAGGCAAGGTTCCATTGTTATTAATCAATACCGAAACTGAATTATCATCATTGTTTATGATGGTTCCATTTTCACCGCCTGAATTGTCATTGTTTAATACTTTAGTATCGACTGATTCTGCGTAGCCGCTTGGAACTAAGAACGTGAGAGTGCCTGTAGCTAGTAGACTTGTAATGTTTTCAGAAAGAGTTTGCGCTCCGTCTGGCAATGCATACCAAACTTTATTGGGTTCATCACTAAAAATCAAAGGTGCTGGTTCATTCGTATCCAACACCTTTGCTAATTGTTCTCTTATTTCAACCCAGTCGCCTGGGACTCCGCTTTTTATAAAGGATATATTTATCGTTTTTGCGGAAAGACTATTTCTTAAAAAGGTCTGCCCATATCTAGAAACAGAATCTGACAATATATTGCTCCATGAGGAACCAATGTTCCTATCAATGGCTGTAAATCCACTAATTAGAGCAGAGATATCATAACCATTAAAATTTATTGAAAAAGTCATTAATTATTTTTCCCCCAAATCCAATTGTTTTTATTTTCTTCATTTTTAAGTGCAACATTCATATCTTTTGCTAATAGATTTGTAGCCATTCTTCCGTCTATCATCGCATAAGCCAGTATAGGGTTTTTCTTAATATCTTCCACAGAATCATTTAATTGAGTTAAAAGTGATACTATAGGGGCGAATGTAGAAAGTGATTCTAAACTGTTATAACCGTTATTTTTATTGACAACTTGGCTTGCTTGATTCAATAATTGTGTCGCTCTCGACTTCTTCTGTGGATCAAGGGGAATAACCATCTCAGGACGATTACCTTCAGCAATTTCATAGAAACCATGAGCATTTATGATTCCACCATTTTCATAGCCATGTCCATTTCCAAGGAATGACAAACTTGGGCCATAGGTTTTTTTAGCATAATTAAGAGCAGCTAATAAGTTATCGTAACCATTAAAAATATCACCGTGACCAGGGAATTTATTGGCGTTGAAAGTTGAGGAAATGGTTTGCATCAACCCTTTAGCAAGGTCACCAGTGATATTGTTAATATCTCCGATGTTCCCTTGAACGGCTTTTTCATTTCCGCTTGATTCAGAAGAAATTTGACGGAGCACACGGTCAATCATGTCTTGGCTTGTGCTCAAGCCGTTAGCTGCAAGCGCCTGTTTAACTTGTCCAGCCCAACGTTGAACACCGGAACCAGATGGCGAGCCTTGTGAACCTCCTGCATCTGATTCAGCTTTTTTGAAAAATGATTGTAAGAATTTTACAAAATTATCTTGTGCTGTTTGAGCAGAACCTTTTGCCATCCTAGTTACAACTGGCGGAAAGTCATTTTCTAAATCATCTAATCCTAATCCGTTGTAAATAGCTTCTACAACACCTTTAGGCCCTTTTGAAATAACGCTAGTAACATCTTTATATGTTGATTTAACCCATCCAAGCGCATCTGATAAGAATCCAGATACACCGTCCGCATGAGCTGGTAAATTTGCTGTTAATGACAGGAACTCTTTTGACATTGAGTGAGGGAGAATTGAAGTTCCAGCTTTCAGATTACGAATTTCAGGACCTTGTTGACCAACCGCAAAAATACCACGGCTTGGATGGTGAGCAAGTTCAAAACCTTCTTCACCAACTAAAGCTGTTTCATCTTTAGCTAAACCACTAGTACCTGTCGCAAAACCTTTGAGGCTTACATGGCCGATATTTCCCCAACCTTTATGCAAGAAATTAAGAACTCCGTTAATTCCATCAATGAATTTATTGATTAAATCTCGTGAATCTGTAAATCCTTTAGTATATTGGCTAACAGTTTCATTTTGCTCTTTCGCAGCAGCTTTTACAGTTTTATCGGCTTTATCGTTTGCCAAGTCAATTGTATCTTTATGAGTCTTTTTGGCTTTATCAGTAACATCTTCTTGTTGTTTTTTTGCTGCTGAAATTGCTCCATCACGTTGTTTTTGAGCATTTTTTACAATTTCATCATATTGGGCTTTAGACATTGATCCATTTTCTGCACGTTCTTTGTCCGCTGCTGCTACTGTCTTCTTGTATTTTTCATTAGCTGCTTTAACAGCTTCATCTTTTTGCTTTTGAGCTTTATCTTTTACTGCTTTATATTCATCGTCAGCTTTTTCAATAGTATCAATTAATTGTTTTTGATTTAATTTACCTTTTTTATTTTTTAAATCTTCTAAAAGATCCATTTGCTTGTTTTGAGCGATTTTGGTAGCAGTATTGATTTGATTATTCATCTGCTCTTCAGCTTTGGTTTGCGTTTTAGCATAGTCTTTTTCAAGCTTATCCATCGCTTCATTATGTTTCTTCTTAGCAGCTTGTTGAGCCTTATTGAAATCACTATTTTCTTTAGCAATTTCTTTATTCATTTCTTGCTGATATTCAGGAGAATTTTTGCCATAAGTTTTCTCTATTTTGAGAAGTTCAGAAGTATTACCGGACTTAATTTTTTTCATTAGGTTAGCATGGTTACTAGCATCCTTTTGAGATTGTGTGTCATAACTTTTTTGAGATTTTGCCACATCCGAATAATATTTATCAGTATTCTTCTTCATCTCATCAAGATTCTTTTTCTGAGCTGCCTTCTGCTTATCATCTGAATCTTTTTGGCCTTTGTTTAATTTGTCAGCCTGTGCTTGACTCAATACACCATTTTTAACTAGAAGGTCAACTTGCTTTTTAGAATCCTTTTCTTGATTTTGATAAAACTTATCAATATCTTTGGACATCTTCACATAAGCATCAGCAGTTGCTTTCTTAGCTTTTTCAAGTGATTTCTCATCGACAATATCAACATTTGATGCCTTATTAATTTTATCCAAGAAACCTTGGTAGTCCTTGGAGAACTCTTTCATGTCTTTAGTTGGTGCTTTAGGGTCAAACTTAACAACTGGTAGCTTTTCGCTTTTTAATGAAGATTCTTTTAAACCGTCATTAATCAAATCCCCAAGCTTTTTACCTAAGTTTTTACCACCCATTCCACCTATTGCTGCACCAATTGCTGTACCAATACCAGGAGCGATAAGAGAACCAATCGCTGCTCCTGCCGCTGCTCCACCGAGTGAGCCAGCAACTCCGCCAGTCTTTTGAGCTGTACTATCTTTACTGAGTAATTCAGCTCCTGCATTTATTCCGCCAGACAAGACTGTACTTCCGCCAACAGATCCAATAATTCCTAATAATCTTGGAATTAAGGAAGTTGCTTTTGATAAACCGCCAGAGGCAACAAGTGCTTCGCCTTCAGCAGCTACGCCTCCTTTAGTTACTGTTGAAGCAACTGTTCCAGCTTCAGATACAACACCTTTACCTACAGAAGATTTAATGCCTCCTGTTCCTAAACCTCCTGATAATGCATCAATAGCTTGAATTTCAAGTAAAGATTTTTTCAATTTTTCAAGCCATACAATAACATCTCCAATTTTCTTAGTGGCCCAAATTCCAGCAAAGATTTTACCAAAGGTTACTACTTCATCTTTATGAGTTCCAATGAATTTGACAGTATCAACAATACCTTGAAAAATCTTTGCGATCCAACTAGCTATTTCTTCAAGTCCTTGTTTACCTTCTTTAGAATTAAAAGCCTTAGCCATTGAAGTAGCTGCATCAGATAAAACTGGCAAGAACTTTTGACCAATCATAATTAAAACAGCCTCACCAGCTGCCTTGAATTGTTTTATCTCCGACTTAACCGATCCCATATTTTTCTTGGCAAGATTTGCAACATATCCTTGACCATCAGCAGAGTTTTTTACTTTATTATTTAGCTCTTCAAGTTCTTTATTATTTTGAGCGAGAATAATACCAGCTTGTTGCCCTGTTGTTCCAAATAATTGTTGAAAAACAGAGTTTTTTTCAGCAGTTCCCATATTTTTTGTATGATCATTTACTATGGACATAATAGTTGTTAAATCCTTTAGGTTACCATTAGCATCTACTAAATCACTATTTTTAATTCCAAGTTTAGAAAGCATATCTTTGGCAGCACCACCAGATTGCAATTGGTCTACTTTATCTTGAAGCTTCCCTATTGCTTCTTTTTGCTTTTCAATAGCTTTAGTTGCTGCTTTAGTATTCCCTGTACCAGAATTAACAACCGCTTGAGCTTCTTCAAGTTTCTTTTGGTGCTCTGCAATTTTTTCATTAAGTGCAGACTCTGATTTAGCAGCATCTTCTTGGCTAGCTGACTGATCACTTAATGCACCAGCAATTGAGTTAATTACTTTACGAAGTCCAGTACCAGCTTTATCAGCTTCTAAACCGTGGTTCGAAAGAATACCAATTGCTGATGATGTTTCCGATAAATGAAAACCTGCTGAATGAGCTGAGTCACCAACGTACTCCATAGATTTACCCATACTTGCAAAATCTGTTGCTGTCATATCTGCTGCATAAGCTAATTGATTAACTACATCTTTTGTGTTCTTAGTCATTTGTGCTGCATTATCAGTACGCATGCCGTAAGCATCGACAACTTGAGAGGTTACGCTCAATACATTATTAAAATCATCGCCAGAAGCAACAGAGGCTTGTAATTCTGAACGCATAGCACCCAAAGCTTCAGTAGAAGTATATCCACGTTTAATAAGTTCTTGATATCCTTCTGCAATTTCTGCTTGAGATTTACCATATTCAACAGAGTATTTAGCGCCATCTTTTTGCATTTGAGCAACATTTTTCGTTACTTCCGCAACTTTTTCTCCACCGGTTACGGCAAGATTTGCTGTTCTAATATAACTGTCTTGTAAATCAGCAGCCATTTGAGAACCTTTTATAGCTGCCGCTCCAATTGCTGCAATACCAAAAGCGCTCTGATATGCTGCATTTTTTACTTTTTGGTATCCTGCTGCCATAGCCGTTGTAGCTTTTTCAGTCGTTTGATAAACAGTATTTAGGCCTTTACCAATGAGAGACTCGGAATTAAACGGCTGCATCTTTGTAACTGCCAAGTTAGCTTCTAAGAGTTTATTTCTATAGTTTAATAATGACGAAGCAGCTTCATTTACCCTTGTTTTTTGCTTAACGAGAGTTTCTGAACTTGTACCCTCAGCAGCTTCTAATCGTTTAAGCTCAGTTACTTGGGCTCTATAAATCTCAGTTTGCTTTGCGTATGAAGTAGATAGACCAGAAACTTCGGCTTTAGCAGCTCCCATTTTATTACGGGTCTTCTCATATAAATCAATTTGAGACTGCATGAGTTTATCATTTGCACTGAGAGATTTATTTAAATCATCAATTCCTGTTTGTTGATACTCATAAGCTGATTTAGCACGGTTTAATTGCCCAGTCATTGAGGCAAGAGACCGTTCCGCCGTGGTTAACTGAGCATTATATTTTTGATAAGCTTTCTCACCAGCATCAGTATCTCTATTGATTGTCTTCATACCTTCTGAAAGGTTAGCAATATAAGCTTTTTGCTTCTCCATTGCTTCACTAAGACCTTCATAGCGATATTTTGATGCAGAAACCGCATCTCCAGCAGATTTAGCCTGTGCTTCATTAATCTGCCATTCACGAGTACTATCTTTAACTGCTGATTTTAAGCGGTTGATAGCCTCAACAGCTTTTGTCTCATTCAAGTCAATCCCTGTGGTGACTGAATCAACCATTATATCTGCCATTTTTACTCCTTTCTAATTTTCGAGTATAAAAAAACGCCTAATTTATTTAGACGTTTTGTATTTTATTTTATTTTTTAATTATGGCAATAAAAAAGCATATGCTTCACTAATCAAATTTTCCATTTGCTGGCTATCTTTAAATACCATTGAAACTCTAGGATAATCCATAAAATTTGAAAATATATC